ACTCCCTCCGCTCGCGCTTTCCTGGCGCGTTTGATGAGTATGAGTCGCGCTATGGCGTCGCCGATATTCCGAAGCGGGTTGACATTGTTAACGCCGCCATCCCAGCGGAACTAATCGCCGCCTATGACGGCCCTGATTCCTACGAAGAATATATGCAAGGCGTTCGCAACAAGACGCAGATTAGCGCCATGGGCGTGGATGCGAAGCGGGCCCAGTTGCAGGCAATGCTTGACGCCCTTGACGCTGGGGACGCCATCGATGGGGCTTTAGAAGCCGAAAGCGAGTTTGCAATGCCCGCGACAGGGCAGTTTATCTCAACCTGGGATAGCAAAGTTCCGGTCAATGCCCGCAAGTCTTTGATGGCCAAGGGCGTGATGACCGTTGAACAGTTCGCTGGCGCTAGTGACGCATTGCTTGAGTCGCTGGGCGCTGGGCAGTGGAATGCTTGGCGCGAAGTGGCGCGCAAGGCGCTTAACCCTAAGGGATAAAGCTAATGAGCTTGTTGACCATTTGCCAAGAGGCGGTTGATGAGGTTGGGGGTTTATCGACTCCCAGCTATATTGTCGGCTCCAAAGACGTGACTGCTAAGAAGTGTCTGGCGATGGTCAACCGGCTTGGAATCGACCTTCAGCGCCAGTACAAGTGGAATGACCTCAAGACGGAATACTATTTCGACACTGTCGCTGGCTTGGATCATTACCCTTTGCCGTCCACTTGGCAGCGCATGAGTAATAACACCCAGTGGGACAGAACGTCACACTGGCCAATGAACGGCCCTGCAACTGACTCATTTTGGCAGGTGCTTAAGTCAGGCTTAGTAATTGCAGGCATGCGATTCTGGTTTAGGATCGAAAACGGCGAAATGCTTATTGCCCCAACTCCAATAAGCGCCCGCCGAATTGCCTTCAATTTCTTTGAAAACACGTGGGCCGCCAGTGCAGCGGGTATTCCTAAGTCAAAGATGGCGCTGGATACTGACGTGCCCGCGTTCCTACCCAATGGCGCGGCTGAAGACTTGCTTACCCTTGGGCTGATTTACAAGCTCAAGGCAAGTGAGACTTTGCCGTTTGCCGAGGATAAAGCCAACTATCTTGCAGCCATAGACGCCGCTCAATTCGATTCTCAGGGTCAGGCCATGATTGACGTCTCGGGATCGCCTCGCTATGTCCTTGGACGTGGCAACCTGCCTGAAATTGGGTTCGGCGGCCCATAACGGGAGACTTGCATGCATCTGACGATCAACACGGGCGCTCTTCACAACGCCGAGGTGCCGATTAGTGACAATGCGTCACAGGCCGTTCGCATGGGCTTCAACCCTTCGAAACAGCCCAACGTCGACCGGCTGAAGGCCATTGCCGCCGCTTTCATCAGCGAGTGTGAACGGCTCAAATCAGCGCCAGGGAACACAGCAGGGCGTGAGCTTAGCATCGCCATCACCGAAATGCAGACGGCCTCTATGTGGGCCGTGCTCGGGGCGACCAAAGACCTGTAATCGATAAACGTGAGGCAGCGCCAAAATGGTATCAAGAATCATTCCAGATGAGGCAAAGGGCCTCGCTGCCTCACGGCCTATCCCCTCGCCAACCCTTGGCCTCAACACCCGCGATCACTTCACCAACCTTCAGCCCAACGAAGCGCGGGAAATGATCAACTGGATTCCCGACGTTGGCTCATGCTCTGGGCGGCCCGGCTATAGCCTGTGGTGCGACATTGAACCGCCGGATGGCGTCATGGTCGACGAATTGGGGCAGTACTGGGTTGACGAACTCGGCGCGTATATGAGCACCCTCAGCGCGAGCGCAACGACCCTGAATGCTCACCCAGTGGGAACGCTCGCAAGGCACCTGTCGGGCGCGTCGCAGAAGATGATTGCCGCCTGCAACGGTAAATTATTTGAGGTGATGGGTGGCGCTTCGGTGCAACTGGCGACCGGATACACCAACAACGTTTGGAGCACCCAATATTTCAACGGCTATCTCTTTGGCGTCAACGGCGTTGATACGCCCTGGCGCTACAACGGGACGGCCGTGGTCGCAACCGGGTGGACGGGCCCGACGCTGGCCAACCTCCGCACCGTGAACCTCGTGGGCGAACGCCTGTGGTTTAGCAGCGACAACACGGGAGACGTATATTACGGCGGTTCCATGCTCATCACTGGCGCGCTTACGCTATTCGCCGCCAGCCAGATAGCAGACGGCGGTAAGTGCCTCGGTGTGTTCCCCTGGCGTGACAACACTGTCATGTGTTACGACACGGGGCAGGTGTTAATCTATTCCGGCGACCCTGCGACAACGTTCTCACTGGTCAGCAAGTACTATGCGCCGCCCCTGGTTGCTTACGACGCCGCTGTTGAAATGGGGTCAGAGCTGATCCTGATGACGACAGCCGGGCCCATATCCATGGAAATTGTCGCCGCTGGCCTCGGCTTCAACCTGGATGCGCTGGGCAACTGGGGAAAGATCGCGCCGAGCTGGGAGAAGGATTGTCAGCTTTACGGCGGTAACGCTGGGTGGTTCGGCAAATTCATTAACGGACTTGTCTATTTCAACGTGCCAAACGGCACCAATCCGTCAAAGCAATACATCTTCAATACTCGCAACCAGGCGTGGACAACCTTCAATGACCTGCCAATTGCAAGTATGGAGGTGATCAATGGTGACATTTATATCGGTTCATGTATTGAGAGCAAAGTCTTCAATCACAGTGGCAACCTGGATGACCATAATCACATAATACTCACCGCGCGGCCCGGATATAACTACTTTGACAACGCCCCTAACAACAAGATGTTTAGCCGCATCAAGCCTAACATCTTCACGGATGGCAACGTCCTTGCGCAAGTTGGCATTGACGTTGACTTTGTGGACTCACCTTTTAACGGTGAGATTTACGATATTGGCGCGGCGTCAAGCGGTACGCCGTGGGGATCGCCGTGGGGATCGCCGTGGGGCACGCTGTCGACCTCTGATCCGAGGTGGATAGGCGTCGCAGGCAAGGGCAGGGCCGCCAGCCCCATCGTGAAGCTGTACAGCCGCGCCAAAACGGTCAAATGGTTTTCAACTGACGTGCTCGGGCGTCTTATGGGCCCGACATGATTCTGTATGGCGAGAGGGAACGTGTGTGCGCCTTCGTTAACGCCGCGATCCGTGACGGCAGCGACGTGACGGCGCGATATGAGGCCCTGGGTGCGCTTTCAAAGGACGGTGAGTTGATCGGCGGCTTTGTCTTTTTCGACCATCAGCGGCGACCAGGCGGCGGAAACATATTCCTGGCGGCGGCGGGCGCCGGAAACTGGCTCACCAGGGGCAACCTGAAAATCTGGTTTGAGTATGCATTTTGTCAATTGGGTTGCCATCGAATTACGGCTATTGTCGCAAAGTCCAACACCATTTCGCGTCAAATAGTTGAGCGCCTCGGTTTTAAACGTGAGGGGTGCATTAGAGGCTCGCGCGGGCCCGGTAAAGATTCGATCCTCTACGGGTTGCTTAAGGAAGAATGCAAATGGATAGGGGCACAACATGAGTAAAGACGCACCAGCAGTGCCAGACGCCGCCCAAACGTCAGCACAGCAGACTGCGGCCAACATTGCAGCGGCGCGTGAAACCGCAAAAATGAACGCAATTGACCAGACCAACGCGTACGGGTCAACTACATTTTTGCGTGATGAAAATGGCGTGCCCATTGGTCAAACCAGCACACTCAGCCCAGAGCTTCAGAAGATACTTGAAGGCAAGCAAGGGCAGGCGCTTGGCATTAACGACGCTACGAGTCAGCTTATCGGCAACCTTGACACCAACGGTATTAACGCCCCTGGCGTCAACGATGTTGGGCGCAATGCTTATGAGAGCATCGCCGGATGGTTGCGGCCCGAGTTCGAGCAACAGAACAAACAGCTCGGCATCCAGCTTGATCAGCGCGGCCTGCCAATCGGTAGCGAGGCCAGGGCCGCCGCCGAGGGCGCGGCCCAGCGCAACCAGAATCAGGCGCTCACCCAAGCCGCCGCTCAGGCACAAGTTCAGGGCGCGAATGAGCAGAACACCCTCTTTAATCAAGAGGTCACCAAAAATCAGAACGGGTATCAAAACCTCGCTCAACTGCTTTCGGCCAACCCTGGCAACTCTCTGCTCTCAAGCGCCCCTGGCGCGATCAACACCAGCCCTGTAAACGTCGCGGCAACTGACGTGGCGGGTAACGTCTATAAGTCGTATCAGGCTCAAGCGGCGGCGGAACAGCAGAAACAGCAGAATATCATGGGTGCGGTACAGGGTGCGGCGTCTATGGCAATGATGTTCTCTGATGAGAATTACAAAGAGAATCGTCAACCTGCGGATGGTGAAAGCGTCTTGCTGCGGTTCCGCGACTTGCCGGTTGATCACTATGACTACAAGCAAGAAGCGCGAGACGAGATTAACCTGCCCGAAAGTCGTACGGGCCCGATGGCTCAAGACTGGGCGCGCCAGTTCGGCGGCGACGGGCACGAAATTGATATGGGCGACATGATGGGGCAAATGCTTGCAGCAATTAAGGCCCTGGATGCAAGGACGGCTCAATATGGCGGAAGTTGATGACGCAACGGCCAATTGGATAAAGAAGTTTGAGGGCTTCAGTCCAAAGGCCTACGGCGACTATAAACAGACAAGCATTGGTCACGGCACCCGTGCGCGCCCTGGCGAGACTCGTATCTCGCGTGAGGAAGCTCATTCGCGTCTGGTGCAAGAGGCCTCTAAAGTCGCAAACTTCGTTGACGCCCATGTCCCTAACCTTGACCCTGGTCGCCGGGCGGCCCTGATCAGCTTCGGCTATAACCTCGGGACGGGTTATAAAGGCCTCGGCGGACTCATGGGCGACATCAAGAAAGGCGACTGGGATACAGTCGCCACCCGTATGCAGCGCTACAATCATGCGGGCGGCGAAGTGCTTGACGCGCTCACCCAGCGAAGGGCCCAAGAGGCGGCGGCGATCCGGACGGGCGTCATTCCCGAGGGTAACCAGCCTGTACGCCCTGCGGGCCGCGCTGGCGCGCCTCAGGTCGCAGGCATGGCGCAATCTGGCCCTGGGAACGCACCCAGCGGGGGCAGCGCCGGAGCGCCGCTCAACTTGCCAGACGCGCCCATGGACACAAGCGCCACAAGCGAAGCGCTCATGAAGCAAGCCATGGCGCCCACGCAGTACGCAGGCCTTGGCAACACCTTCGGCAAGACCGTTCAGATGCTCGTGGCGCACCAGATGCGCACCAAGCAACACGAGGGCCAGAAGGATTATCAGAAGGCCATAGCCGCCGCACTGTCAGGCAGCGCCAACGATCCCAACCGTCTGTTGCAGACCATGCTTCAGAGCGGCGATCCTGGCGTGCGCGACGCGGCCCTGAAAACCATGCTGTCGCCCAAACAGCCCAAGCCGCCGGGCCAGATCACGACAATTAAAGACCCAAAGACGGGGGAAGACGTTAGTATCATTCAAAACCCTGACGGCAGCATTCAGCGGCTCGATCCTCGCACCCTCGGCGCGGCTGGCGGCGGCGCGACGCGGCCCGGCCTTGCAGGGCCTGCAACCGGCGGCGGCGCTCAGCCTGTCAGGTATCAGGGTGAAGTGGCTTCGCCGGAGGGCCCTGGCGACTGGGTGAGCAACCCGGCGACCGGCGGCTTTTACCCGCGCGGCGCTCAGCCGGTTGCGCCTCAGGGCGGCGGCGCTTATGTCGAGCGGTCGACGGGCGTCAATGTCCCTCACCCAACCTTCACCATCCCCGAAGCGCCGGAGGGCGCTAATCGTGAGGAATGGCGGAAAGGCGAGACAGCCAAGCTGGTGAAGTCCCACGGCGATATTCGCGAGAAGGGTCAAGAGGCGTTGGGCTATCTTAACGACGCCCGCGATATTCAGCGGCAAGTCGCGGCTTATGATCCTGCGGTGTTCACGCCGCAGTACGCCAGCGACACCGGGCGGAATATCGCAAGTTTCATACCAAATCTTGGACTGACCAACATTGACAAGCGCATCCAGCAGCGTGACCAGCTTAACGCCAACGTTGGGCGGCTGGCGGCTGGTTACGCCAAGGCTACGCTTGGGCCGCGCCTCACGGATGAGGATATGAAGCGCGCTGAGAAGACGTTCGGCATGGGCGGCACCACGGATCAGAAAAGCGCCATCCAGTTGCTCAACCAGAGGGCCCGTGAAGCTCACGCCAAGGTCGCTCACGCCATCCAGAACGGCCTGATTGATCCCACTGAGGTGCCAAAAGAGACTGCTATCGAAGGTATCCGGGCGGGCGTCTACAAGCCGGAATGGTTCGGCATGACTGGCGACCAGGCGGCGCAAGGCGCGCCACAAGCGCCGGTCGACCCACGGGCCGCAGTCGCCGCCAAGTTCGCCCAACCCCAAGCGCCTCAGGCCGCGCCCGCTCCGGCGCAAGCCCCCATGCCTCAGCCCCAAGCGCCGGTCGACCCACGGGCCGCAGTCGCCGCCAAGTTCGCGCCCGATCCTGGCGCCGCGACGCGACCCTATGAGGTGCCCATGCCCGAGGCTGCGCCAACGGACTCAAGCGCCCAGTACACGCTTTACGACAAGCTTACCGGAGCGCCAGGCACCAAGCTGGGTAGTTTCCTTGACCACCCGACGCCCGAGCAAGCCGCCAAGAAAAAAGAAGAGGATTGGTGGAAAGCTCACTGGAAATCTGACCCAATGCCGCCCGCAGGATGGTTTTAAATGGCTGATGAGCTTCAAGCGCCGCCAGTCGGCGCAATCCAGGATGGTTTCCAATACGTTGGGGGCGATCCCAGCAAGGTTGAATCCTGGCAACCCGTTCAAGAGAGTTGGGGCGACTACGCCAAAGGCATGGGGCGCTCAGCGGCGCAAGGGGCAACCCTCGGCTTTGGCGACGAAGTGATTGCCGCCGGGCGCTCGGCGCTGGGCGGCGGCGAATATCAGGACAAGCTGAGCGAGGAACGGGGCGCGCTTGAGGCGTTCCGGGCCAAGCACCCTTATGCCTCGCTGGGCGCTGAAATGGCGGGCGGCGTCGCCCTCCCGATACCAGGGGCAGCGGCCGCGACCGGCTTGCGCGAAGGCATTACCGCCGGGAAGGTGCTCAAGGGCGCGGCGACCGTGGGCGCGCCAACCGGCGCAGCATACGCCCTCGGCACTGCTGAAGGCCTCGATCCCACGAAACAGGACGCTGGCGAGTTCATTCAGCAAGCCGCCGAGACAGCAGGGCGTGGCGCTTTGACGGGCGCGGCGGGTTATGCCGTGGGCGCGCCCCTCGGTGAGTTGGCGTCGCGCGCCGTGCGTCCCATGCCCGCCGCCGAGCAATCGGCGATCCGTACGCTTGAGCGGGAGAACGTCAGGCTTACGCCCGGCATGATGGGTGGCGATATGGCGCGCTGGCTTGAAGACAGCCTGTCGTCCATTCCGTTCGTGGGGCAGGTCATAAGGCGGGCCCAGCGCGAAGCAACCGAGGATATCAACACCGCGCAGATCAACCGATCCCTTCGCGGCGCCGTAACAGCCGCCGATCCGCATGGGGAGGTTCTACCGCCCCATTTGCTCGGCGGCGGACACGAGGCGGTTGACCATGCCGCCACGCGCCTCAGCAACGCCTATGAGGAAATTCTGCCCAAGCTACGCGGCGACCTCGATCCCCCGTTGCTTGACAAAATCGACCGGCTTAAGGCGGCGGTTGCGGACTTGCCCGGCAACGTCGACGGAGCGCTTGAGAAGCGTTTCCAGAAGATCGTTGACGTCAACCTCATGCGGCGGGCGTCGCGCGATCCGGCGACGCTGGGCGCAATGGAAGGTGAGGCGATCAAGAAGGCCGAAAGCGAGTTGACGCGCCTTACACGCGATTACCTCAAAGACCCAAGCGCCGATATCCGTGACCTCGGCATGCATGTTGGCGAGTTGCAAGACGCTCTGCGCGAGATGGTGATGCGGCATAACCCGGCTGAAGCGCCGATCCTGAAGCGCATCAACGAGGGTTGGGCCAACTACGTCATCGCGCGCAAAGCCGCTGGGAGCACTGCCGCGCCCAACGGTCAATTCAACGCGACACAGCTTCACAAGGCCGTCAAGGCAAGCGATCGCTCATTGGATCACGGGAATTTCGCCCGTGGGCGCGCGCTTGGGCAGGATTTGAGCGGGGCGGCAAAACAGATCATTCCGGCCCGCACGCCCAACTCGGGCACCTCAGAACGCAGCATGTTGGGCAATATTCTGGCTGGCTCACTGGTGCTCAACCCCATAGGATTGATCGGCGCAGGGGGCATTGCAGCGGCCTACAGTCGCCCTGGTCAGGCCCTTATCCGCCGGGCAATGCGCGCCGCGCCCCGCGGTTCGCACACCGTCGCGGATGCGCTTAGCCGCGGGGCGGCCCGAACCGCCGGAGGCGTCGCCGGAGGGCGCGCATCCGCGGATATCGTCAACGCATTAATGAATAGGAACCGGGATGAGTAAAGACCAAGCCTACGGCGGCACGCCTGCACCCTTCACGCCGCCTGGTGTGACCAGCAAGCCGTTCGGCAACTCCGGGCCGCCGCTGCCCAACCCACTTAACCCGCTTCAGCCCTTCGGGCCTGACAGGTACACCATCAACACCCATGCGGTAGGGCCTGACATGGGCATGGTCAACGCCAGGATGGCTCAAATGCAGCCTCAACCCCAGGTCGCCGCGCCCTCAATGTCGCCCACGCCGCCGGTCGCCGCGCCAGCGCCTCAGGTCGCAGCGCCGGTTGCTGCCCCTGTTGCCGCGCCAGTGCCGCCGGTGCAACAGACACAGTTCAACAGCCAGGGTATGCCAACCATGGACGTGTTAGGCGCGGCTGGCGGCCCGGCCAACAACGGCTATGGGCCCAACCGCTTCATGAACCGCGAACCGGGTAGCTCCGGCGGCAACTTCCGGGCCGTAAACGGCGGCGGTAACCGTGAAGTGGTCGACGCCCTGGCCAATCGGCGCGTTGGCGGCGGCAGCATGCGGAGGGTTCGCTAATGCCTTGGATTAATGGCACCTATGTCAGAACGGACGGCACCCGCACGGGCGCCGACGTTTGGAAGCAAAGTGAGGCGGCTGGCTTCGGCATTGAAAGCGCCGATGCTGACACGCACGATCAAGACATGGCGACCGCCATTAATCAGTGTCTGACCCGTGACGGGAGCAATTCCGCCACGGCTGACATGAACATGGGCGGTCACAAGATGAACAACATGGGCGCTGGGATTCTTCCCGGCGACGCCATGCAATACGGGCAGTATTTTCAGACCGGCGACAGGTTGTTAAGTGCGGGCCCAGTTCCCAACGGTTGGACGCGCGACACAACCCAGAACAACAAGACGCTCAGGGTTGTCAATACTGTTGCGGGCGGCGTTGGCGGCTCTAGAACATTCAGCGCGACTTTCACGTCCAGAACACCGGCGGGCACGGTCGACAACCACGCCTTGACAGTGGATGAAATGCCAATCCACAATCATGCGGTCACCGATCCCGGCCACAAGCACCCCTACGTCAAGGGTAATATCGGCACCTCCGGCGGTTCGGGCGGTACAGACTGGTACAGCACTGTGACAGCAGACACCAGCCCAGCGACCACAGGCATAAGTATCGTTAATGCAGGGGGAGGGCTTGCCCACGGTCACACCATGTCAATGTCACCAATGGATTTTGACATACAATATGTAGACGTGAACATCATAATAAAGGATTAAGATGAAAAAGCAAATCCCGCACGGTGATAAGGATTCAATCTGTCCCTTTCACCGTCTGTCCATGGCGGATGTTTGCCACACGTGCCCGTTGTGGATTCAGGTCAGGGGAAGACACCCCCAGACAGACGAAGAAATTGACATGTGGAATTGCTCTGTCGCCTTCTTGCCCATGTTGCTCATCAACAACGCCAAAGAGGTTGCAGACGGCGTAAGGGCGACTCTTTCGTTTAGGAACATGGTCGCCGAGCAAGAAACCGCAAGGCGAAACGAAATCTCAATAAAGAGGGAACAGATACCCTATGGCTGAGAGAGTTCTAATTCCGCCCGTCAATAGGCAAGTCATCGATCCCAATACCGGCGTTATTCGTCCCGACTGGGAACGCTTTCTTCGCGAACTTGCCGCCGCCATCAACAAACTTAATGCAACGGTGTTCCCTTGAGTGCAGTATTCAATAAACAGTTGACCGCCAGCCGCTTGCAGGCTATGAAAATTAACGCCTCAAGGTTGAGCGCGGTAACCAAGACGGCCAAGCGATTGGTAGCTGGGCGCGCTCGCTATGAAGGTGTTGAGCGGTTGACCGGCGTCCCGTGGTGGTTTGTCGCGGCCCTTCATGAGCGGGAGTCGGGCGGCGACTTCAAGACCTATCTGGGCAACGGGCAACCGCTCAACAGGGTCACAACGCTTGTGCCAAAAGGTCGCGGGCCCTGGTCGACGTTTGAGGCTGGCGCTGTCGACGCGCTGGAATATGAGGGTTATACCAAAGTTAGTGATTGGAGTATCGAGCATGCGCTTTGGTTGGCTGAGAAATATAATGGCCTCGGTTATGCCAATAAAGGCTTACCCAGTCCTTATATTTGGGGCGCAACAAACATACAGCGCCCTGGTAAATACAGAGAGATTAAAAATTCTAGTGGGGTTTACGTCTCGCGATTCTTCCCGTTAGAAATGGACACGCAAATAGGGGTTGCACCTATGCTACAGATCATTTCCGCCCTGGTTGGCGGAATCATTCCCGGCCTTATTGGGAACGTCATCAACGCCACAACGTCGACCGCTGGCGTCAACGTTCCCAAGAGTTCGGCGGCTGGCTCAATGTTCAACGTCGCCATCGGCGCGATCTTAACCGGCCTTGGGTCGACTGGTTTTGGCGTTGACGCGATTCACACCATCACTACACTGGCGGGCGTCGCCGTGGCGATCCTGAGCAGCATCAACCACCTCGGATTGATTAGCGAATCCAACGCCAACACTGAAGCCCTGGTTGAGCAGTTGCTCACACAGATTGCCAACTATGAGCCGCCTATCCCTGAGGTAAAGTCGGAAACTCCCCCCGCAAGCTGATGAATATACATCAAGCAATCTATCAACTTGTACTCTCACTTAACAGAAAGATCGATGCAATGGCTTTGAACACCGAACGCCTTGTTGCTGCCGTTACCGCCAGCGAGACTGTTATTTCCAGCGTTGAAGTGCTTTTGGGCACCCTGGTGCAGGAAATTCGCGATCTTAAGGCTTCCAACGATCCGGCGCTTCAGGCGCAGATTGATGATCTTGCCAACCGTGTTGAGCTTAAGACGGCTGAGCTTGCCAAGGCGGCGGCGGATTCCGCCCCTGTCTAAGGAAAACTGAGTTAAGCGTGAGGCGTGCTCTAAACAAGCACGCCTTTTCTTTGTGGGGCTAAGATGAATATCCAACTCAATGGCGGCGCGACCTTGCCGCACAAGGGAGCACCGAGGTTGAAGCGAGCGCCAGCACGGCCAAAGGCAGAAGCGCAACCTCAGGCGCTCACCATCGCCCGGCTATGGCCTGGAATCGCTGCCGTGGGCGCGCTCATAATGACCCTCTTGAACTATCTGAACAGTAACGGCTTTATCGATCCGGTCGCCCACAAAAACGAAGTGGCCAACGTCGCGTCTGACGTGGCCACTGTAAAAGAGACACTGAAGAAAAACGACGCTGATCACTCAGTTATGCAAGCCGACATTAAGTCGGTTCTAGGCGGTATTGGCCGCATAGAAGGCAAACTTAGCGCCGGTAAACATCGCTAACCTTGGTTGGCCCATGGGGATTAAAGGTCACCTTGGCGTGCAAGCCAAAGGTGCCAACCCATGCGCTTACCGCGATAAGCAACCAAGCGCCGTACTCCTCAAAGCCGCCGATAACGCTGGCGGCGACCAGTAGAAGCATCGCAATGAAAAAGTTATAGCTCATAACATCAGTCCTATGTTGAGTAAAACCAGCCACACGACTATGGATATCAGGGCCGCATACCAAAAGCCTCGCATCCAGTCCATCAATGCCACCCCTTACCTCTTAACCAGTACAGAAGGGCGAAGCACACCAGGATCAGCACGGCCAACCCTGGTGCATTCATAAGCTCCAATTACTTACCCGGCTTCGGTTTGCCCGGCGTCGGCTTCGGCCACGGTGCTTTTGGGCCGCCTGATCCCGGCTTTCCCTCGCTTTTTGGTTTCTTTGCCATATTCAAATTTCTCCGTAATTATGAGTTTCTTGGCTTCTGAGGCATAAAACCTCATATCGTACTCAATAGGCCCGCCATCAAACCTTTGAGCAATTCGGAGCTTGCTGGAATGCTCCGTATCTGCGTGTAAGTCCCATTGCGCGACCGTCTTGTGAACCGCGTCGCAGGCGCTGCACGTCCACGCGCCCTTCTTGCCGGTGCGCTCAGCCCAACCCTTGGCGTGGATGCGCGTTTTCGTCGCAGTCATGTATTTGGTACCAGCGTTCCCAGTCTCGGACACATAATACCGCACAACACCTGATAACTTCTCTTGGTTATCAAGCAATAGGTGGGATTGCCGCGACAAGTCAAGCCTTAAAAGAAAGTCCCAACTGTTAGAATCATTTGCGCTAATGAAGTCTTCAGGGTCAACGCCGTCAAGCATGGCGGAAAGCGCCGCCCTGCGAACAATCGGCATGCTGTGGTTTTGGTGCCACTGGCGTTCAGGCTCATATGCACCCTTGAGCTTGACCCGCCCGTCTGTATACACCGCGACATAGTTGTTCACGTCGCGGATGAACATCTTGGAATACTCAGCCATTTCAAGCTGCATACGGGTATGCTTGCTCCAAAGCTGCCACAGGTCTGTGCACTGGGCCCGCTTTCCGGGCGGGCAAATGAACGTCAGGCCGTCTGTGTTGACCTGGATGAGCTGCACCCCTGGCACGGTCAAGAGAAGCTCGGCAAGGCTGAAAATGAGGAATTGCCCGTTCATGGTGGTGCCCAGCATATAGCCGGGATCGTAGAAGCAGGTGAAAGGCGTGCCCGAGCTGCCGAACACCGAGTTCATGCCGTCCTTGATCGCCTTGGCGCGCGGCGTCTTCTTGCTCAGCGTGGCGCGCTCAGCCGCCAGCAATTCCATGAGGTCGCAGAAGCCGGGCCCGAGGTGCTTGGGGTGGATGCGGTTCACGACGCTGATCCGGGGATAGAAGCCGGTCACGTCCAGGTCGACAATGTCGTGACCCTCGATCACCATCTTACTCATGGAGGCGTGCCCGCCGCCGAGGCCCATGACGGCTTCCAACCCGCCGAGGTCAAAGGTGTACTCGTCTGGCGCGCCCAGTCGCTTGATTTTGCCAGACGGCAAGACGTGCTCGGTGATGGTGCAATCCTTGAAGTCCGACAACGCCTTGATCAGGACAGGCTGTCTGAAGCGCAGATAGGGGAACAGCACGTCGCTCAGCTTGACGCCATCCAGGTAGTAAGTGCCCTTCGGCTTGCGCCGCCCGGTGACAGGGTCTTGCTCATAGCAGTCAATCCCCATTTTCTCAAGTTCTTGCTCAAAGAACTTGCGGCCTAGGCCCGTATCGGATTGGTTAATCCACTTGGGGTTGAGCTGCATACGGTGTTCAATCTTGTCTTTCGACAGGATTACAAACTTTTTAGTCTCTAAAACGTCATGCTGGTTGTAATTGATGAGCACGTCAATCTGAGCGAAATCAAGAAACGTGCCAACCGGAAACGGCAAATCCTGCACCAGCTCAGAGCGCATGTTGAATTGAAGCTTTTTGAGGCTTGTCGATTTCGCCGGATTGTTAAAGTGATGCATTAAGAACACATCAACTTGCTCAATCACCGGATTCCAAATGGTGTGCTCAAAACGATCCTCAGCGCCAATGATCAGTTGGCAACGCTCATAGAGTTGAGCTGCCGTGGCGTTGGGGTGTTGCATGAACCAAAACAAAATAGGCCAGTCAAATCCCATGTTGTTAAAGCCATACATGCGCTTGCACTGGGCGACGTGGTGATACAGTGCATAGTTATCCTGTCGCCTGTCGCTAATCTCATAGGTGACCATAGCGTCACTGTGAAGATCGCAAAATGTCGCAGTAAAGACGTTAGGGAACGTCTCTAAATCATAAACTTCCTCGCTCATGGCGCGCCCTTTAACGTTGGACTGGCGCGGCTCAAGGCCGCGCCTAGCTTTTATTACTTGCCTTTGACCGTGTCAAACGTAATTTTCAACATCTTGTCGGCGCGCATACCATCCTTAACCAAGTCATCACCACTGTGATAATTGTGCACGAACTTCAGGCAATAGAAGAACTCGCCACTGTTCTCATTCCAGCCTTTATAGGACACGACGGACCAACCCTTGTGCGAGTTGCAACGGGCGTCAACCCAGTCATGAGCGGGTGCTGGCACATCTATTGCGCCCGTGGGCGTAGGGAGTACACTAAAACCCTTGGCGGCAAGGTCATTGAGGAAGTAACGCCCGCCGATTCTTTCTCCCTGTTGTTCATAAAGCACACCATTAACAAGGTCTTCAACCTTTGTGCGGTTCAAACCGCCAATGGATTTAGACACAGGGGCAATGTTAAACCCCTCTTCAAACATAGTGTCAACGAAGAATGTAGCATCCTCGTCGCTGATAAACGGCCCAATCTGAGATATGGTTTTCTGAATAGCCTTAGTCAGCACAGTTTTAGGCTCATTAATACGGACTAAAGCAATACCGTTTTCCTTCAAACCGTCAATAAACCATTGACCGTCCTGAACATCCGAAAACGGGTCAATCTGAAGCAACAGTTTCTGAATAACGTCTTTCATTTCTTCTTTCTCCCGATTATTCCCGAGCCAATAAAAACTGCGATTAGAAAGGCAAGCCCTGCGGCGGCAACTATATTCACAGATTGCCCCTATCCTTAGACGGCTCAACACCGTTCTCAGTGAAGACGCACCCCAAGCCCTCATAAAAGAGCTGAAGCAAGTTCTGTTTCTTCTGTGACGGGATAATCACAGCATTCTCAAATTCATTGATGGTGCGGCTGCTTATCCCGATGTTGCTGATTTTGTGAAGCGCCAACTTAGTGAGCGCTCGCGCCATCCTTGCTTGTGCTGGCGACACCTTACAATCTCCCTGAATAATATTCGTCCCACGCGTCTTGCCAATCCTGATCATTGGATAGGTCGCAGGGGAGACACAACTTGCAGTGCCCCTCAAGCGTACGCGCCGCTATTGCGTGTTTCCGTCTGACAACCCAGCGCCCGCAACAGGCACATGGCCCTGGCGCCGCCCATTGGCGACGCCAGACTTTGAGGTTGACCCAAGCCCTATTCAACCTGTCCATCGGCGAAGCCGGGCAGCGACGGCATGTCATCCGAAGGGGATACAGTCGCCGAGGGACTGGGCGAATTCGCCGAGTTCGTGAAGCCTTGGGCAGCGCCCGAGGTCGCGCCGCCCTGTACACCCTGGCCGTTGGCAGGGGGCGCTAAAGGGGCAAGGGTCATGAGCGCAGCATCCGGATGTATGCCCGCTGGCGCTGGGCCAAAGCCCTGAGGCGCTCCGGCCAAGGCATTGAGCAAAGGCATGAGGCCACGTTCGCCGTCTGGGTGACCTGGGATAGGGTTGCTCGGCGATGGTCCGAAGCCCTGAGGCGCTCCGGCTGGCGCTGGAAAGAAGCCCTCGTACGCCTGAGGCTGAGTGAATCCCTGATAACCTGCGTTATTCGGGTTCGGTGTACCCTGGAATTGCATAGAATTTGGCGCAACACCCGGCGCAGACATAGGCGCTGTGTGTGTGGGTGTTGTTGGATATGAAGTGCCGCCGAATCCCTGCCCCGTGGGCGCGCCCGCATGTCCAACATATGCGTTTCCCGGTTGCACTGGCGGCGGCCCGAAGCCCTGAGGCGCTGGGCCGAAGCCCTGAGGCGCTCCGGCTGGCGGTAAAGGCGCGCCCATTGCAGCGACCGGAGCGTTTGCAAAGAGCTTCTCCGGCGCTGGGCCCACGACAATTTCCTGACCCGATCCGAGGATGCGCGTCATTTGGGGGTTCATGAACATGCCCGCATTGCCGTCAATCCGGCCGTTAGGCCGCACCGTGAACGCCACGTCAGCATACCAGCCAAGCTTTACGGTTGCCGGTTCAATGAGGCTGTTATCCGGCAGGCAAGTCTTGAGCGGGTAAGTGCTGCTAAACTTAAAGACGTACATCCCTTTGTAGAGCGGCTTGTCAGCAAATTTAGGGTGGTCGCCGTCAACCATCTTCCACGCAAAGCGCGAGTACGGGTCGAGCTGCATCTGGATGCGACGAACAACGTCAGGCACCTGACTGTAGAACGTGATTGCGTTCTGATAAATCTGCCCCATCACAGCAAGTACGCTGGGATCGCGCTTGTCCACGGCAAGGGCAAAGTAGTACTGCGGCTTGGCTCGCAGATTACCTTCATAATCCTTGAGACTGGGCACAGACATACTGCCCTCGATAAGACGCCCGCCGGGCGTTATCAAGCTAAGATCAGCCATTAATTTAAGTCCTGTTGACAGTTTTGTTTAGGGAGGTTATTTACTGCTTACGAAAGGGAACATGACATGCTCAGGGATTACCAGTCAAGCCTAAATTCAAGAATTGACGACGCCGCCGCAAAGCGAGTGCTCGCGGTGCTCCCCACGGGAGGGGGAAAAACCGTTTGTATGAGCCACCAGGCGGCTAACTATGAGTTCGACAACATCGCGATTGCGCACCGTCAAGAGTTGACTTCTCAAATAAGTATGGCCTTTGCGCGTCAAGGGCTTGAGCACCGCATCATTGCGCCGAACGCGACCATAGACGCCATCCGCCAAATGCAGGTGGATAAGCTGGGGAAAAACTGGGTGCACCCGGGCGCGCCCGTTGGCGTCGCGGGCGTCGACACGCTGATAAAGCGCATTGGCGACCCATGGCTGAAGAAAGTGCGGCGTTGGCAGATAGATGAGGCTCACCACCTGCAACCTGAAAACAAGTGGGGAAGGGCGTGCTCCATGTTCCCCAACGCCGAGGGCGGCATAGGGTGGACGGCGACGCCATGTCGCACGGATCGCCGAGGCCTTGACGGTTGCTTTGATGAACTCATCGTTGGTCCAACGATGCGCGAACTCATAAACCGTGGATATCTTTGCGAATATCAGGTGTACGGCGTAAAGAGCGCGCTCAACCTCAGCAAGGTGAAAGTGGGCGCGAACGGTGAGTTCGTCCAATCCTCACTCGCCAAAGAGATGCATGAGGGCGAAGGCGCGACGATCACCGGCGACGCGGTCGAACATTATCTGCGGCTGGCGTACGGCAAGCGGTGCGTCGGATTCGTGGTCGACGTGCAGAGCGCTCACGAACTGGTCGCCAAGTTGGAGGCGGCTGGCGTCAAGGCGGCGGCGCTGCACGCCAAGACGCCCGGCGGCGCCCGGCGCAAGATCATAGAAGACTTCGAACTCGGTAACATCCTCTACATCGCCAACGTGGACGTGCTCGGCGAGGGCTTCGATTGCCCGGCTATCGAGTGTGTCCAGATGCTGCGCCCAACCATGAGCTACGGCCTGTACGTCCAACAGTTCGGGCGGGCGTTGCGCATCCTGCTGGGCAAGCTATTCGGGATTATCATTGACCACGTGGGCAACGTGTTGCGCCACGGACTTCCTGACGGGCCGCGCGAATGGAGCTTGGCCGGGCCGCCTCGGCGGGTGCGTGAGGCTGAAGTCGCCATCAATGTGTGCGGCGATCCGAGTTGCATGAGGGTGTACGAGGGCTTTGAGCCGGAGTGCCCGTTCTGCGGCTGGCGTCCTGAGCGCCGGGAAAGCGCCGGCCGTGAAGCGCCTGCACAAGTCGCCGGTGACCTGACCCTATACACGCCCGAAATGCTGGCCCAGTTGCGAGGTGAAGCCGCCCGGATCGCCGGGCCCGTCATATGCCCGCCAGGGCTTAGAGGCGGCCCGGCGGCTGGCAGGCTCATGCGCAACTGGGATGAGCGCCGAGAAGCCCAAGGCCAACTGCGCGACCTCATAGACGCATGGGGCGGGCGACAGGTGATCGAGCGCGGCGACAGCATCGCGGCGGCGTATCGGCGATTTCACCACATGTTTGGAATCGACACCCTGGGTGCGCTTTCTCAGTCAGGCCCGGATATGCGGGCGCTCTACAACAAAATAAAGGAGTCGCTATGAATATCCCCGCTCAAGCCACAGTAAAGACGGTTCACTTCAAGACGCGTCTCACCTTCTTTGGGCGGATTGATTCAGACTATGAGCCGCCTAAGGGCTGGAAAATTGCAGGTGTTAAGAACACAGCAATGATGAAAGACTGTGAGACGACAGACACTATTGCATTGTTTGAAATTACAATTTGGAGTTGGATTCGTGACCATAGAACTTGACGTTCAGAATCTCATACGCATAGAGGCGGCTAAGATCGGTATGTACCTGTGGCGCAATAACAACGGTTCGCTGCCTGATGAAAATGGGCGCTGGGTGCGCTATGGCCTCGGCAACGACAGCAAGGCGGCGAACGAGACCTATAAGAGTAGCGACCTCATAGGAATCTGGCACGGGCGCTTTGTGAGCATTGAGTGCAAGGCGGCGGACTGGGTAAACCCCTGGTTGACCACCAACCGGCGCAAGCCCAACGCGCGCGAGATCGCCCAGAAGAATTGGCTGGATTGCGTCATTCGGGAGGGTGGCTTGGGCTGTTTCGCAACCTCTTGGAATGACTGCATAAACGCATTTAATGGCCTCGGTGTGAAAATAATGCCTTGACCCTTAAAGCTCAGCGTGACACTAATAGGTCATCGGAACACAGACAACAAGGAGTCACCCAGATGAGCAAGAAGAAAAAAGACACGGTTCCAACCTTCGGTTTCCTGGATGCTTACAAAGCGAAGAAAGCCCAGAGAGAACCGGCAAGAAAAGAACGCGAAGCGGCAGGCCGCGAAGCCCTCTTAGAGTCCAACAAGTAGAAACCAGGGAGGGCCTAGCCCTCCCAACACTTCCAGGGGAACGATGATGCTTGACGCTGCACACGAGGCATACTGCGAAGCCATCCGCATTGCAATTAAACGCTGGGATGAGGCCAAGCTTAAAGCTGACAAGGAATATCGGCTTACTTATGGTTACTACACCGTCAAACAGCTTAAGATTCTCGCCAAGAATCACGGCTTTAAGGGTTTTCACAAGCTCAAGAAAGCCCAGCTTATTGACCTGTTTTCCGAGTGCAATGAGTTCAGTCAAGCATACTATCGTGAGTACTGTGAAGAGGCTTATCAGGCCGCTTATAAGATGAATCAGGCAACTCAACTTGCAAAGGTAAGCTAATGGACTATCCAGCAATCATTCTCCGCATGAGCCTTGCTGAAATTCGCAACTTCCTCAGGTATGCCCCGCTTGAACAGCTCAGCGAGATTTACCACCATGAGGCGGCGGGCGACATTGCAAAGCACGCCGTTCAGTGTCAGGTCGCCAACAGTCTGCACGTCGACTACATCCAGGGCCGCGACCCAATGAAAGCCGCCTATGCCTACCTCAACCCTGAAGACGAAGCGCCAGCCATCCGTTGCCTTCGCCGGTTCGCTGAGTTGCTCAAAAAGTACGCCACGGATGACTTCACCTATCTTGAGGATATGGACGGGCAAGCGCTCACCGAACTCTACAATGACGTGGTTGAGGTGCTGGCTGAAGAAAGCGAAAACGCACCCATAACCTACTAAGGATAAGTCAGGTGAATAAGTACATCATTGTATCAATCGCCACCATCATGGTTGTCCTGCCTATGTGGGCAGCGCTCTACTTTGACGTTGGTCTGTACTCGATAACCTTTTACATTTCGTGGTTGATCTGCTCAGTATCGTATGACACGGCCATGATTTTTAAAGGTCTGAAAACTGTGTGCAGCATTATCGAGAAGGCGTCTCACAAATGAACCAAGTCCAACAAGCTGCCTGTGTCGAGTATGATTTTACGATCCGTCGCGAAGCGGTGCTTAACGACGAATTTGATTACGCCCTGAACGCTTTTGACTATGGGACGATCCTCAACACCGAGCAAGCCCAAGCCGCTTGGCTCGAATACGCCGGGCGCATTGACACTGAACTGTGCGCAAGTCTTCGGGTTGGCACGGATTATGATTATGATCTGTACGTGGGCCTGACCCTCAAGACGTGCACGGCTAATGGCATGATTGATGGCAAGTTCTGCAACCTTGAGGTTGAGCTGTTTGGCAGTTTCTACGCCTGCAAGGCTGAGTTGATCGCCCTCTATGTCTTCAAGTTCGGCGTTAATCCCGAATTTACTCTTGTGGTGCCGAAATGAGGGTGTTGGTTGCCTGTGAATTTAGCGGCGTCGTGCGAGACGCCTTTCTCGCTCAGGGTCACGAGGCCCTGAGTGTCGACCTCTTACCCTCGGAACGGCCAGGGCCGCATTTGATTGGTGACGCGACCCTGGCCCTGTTGGAGCCGTGGGACTTGGTGATAGCGCACCCACCGTGCACGTATCTCTGCAACAGCGGGTCGCGCTGGATGAAAGACAACCCTGAGCGCCAGGGCAAGGCGCGTGAGGCGGCGGCGTTCTTCCTCAAGTGCCTCAGGGCCAATTCGCCACGCGTCTGTGTCGAGAATCCCATCATGCATCATTGGGGCCGTGAGACCATCAGGATGCATGACCAGATCATTCAGCCCTGGATGTTCGGGCATCACGAGGTCAAGCGATCGTGCCTGTGGTTGAAGGGCTTGCCCGAGTTGAAGCCTACCAAAGTTGTATACGGGACTCAGGCCAAGAGTTGGCTTGCGCCCGACAGTAAGGATCGTTGGAAGAACCGAAGCCGCACGCTTACCGGCGTCGCCGAGGCCATGGCTGACCAGTGGGGAGAATACCTATAATGACACTGCAAAACCTCATAAGCAAAGAACGTGAGGCTTGTGCCAAAATTGCCGATGGTCTTGCTGAAGGCATGAAAAAAGAAATTGCAGCTTATCCCGGACTTGATCACGAGGCCTCATCAGCTTCACTCATGGCAGCAACCTGGATTGCAGCACAAATAAGGAAACGTAACAAGATGACACTTCTTGAATGCATCAAAGAAATGGATTTGACGCCCGATGAATTTGCTCACGCAATTAGCGTTCCTCCCGCTACGATTGCTGCACTTATTCGTGGTGACGATGTACCGGCACCTAAAGTTATGCTGGTGCGGCAAACGTTACTTGAGGAGGGACTCTATTGGGACGGTAAGTAGAGAACTCTACTTGTTTGGGTTCATCACTTGGAAAGAATATGTGAGGTTACAGCGCGACTATGAGCAGAGAGCAACTACTGGCGGCGATGGCCGTACTTGAGGTAAGCATTCCAGACCTCAGTGATGCGACAGGGCTTAGCGAGTCCACCATAAAACGAATGAGGTCACGGGGCGGCGGTCACGTCGCCCACTGGCAAGCCGCCAAGGCTTGGCTTGAGCTTGAGGGGGTTGTGTTTATCGAAGCCACAAGCGCTCACGAGGCTACTGCGGCGCTTCGTCACACCGGGTGAATAAAAAAAGCCAGCGACCCGAAAAGTCGCTGGCTTCATGCCGTGTGCGGCATTAGGCTTGGGCATGGAACAACCCAAATCAGAGAGAAACTTATGAATAATGAGATTGCGCGCCTTTGTCAACTCGGATTAACACCGGTGCTTTTGGCCGGTAAGCGACCCATCCTTGAGAATTGGCAAAGGTTTCAAGTTGACGCGGTCGACCAACGCGACCTTATGGGCCCTGAACACGAACGCCCTATCTTGCTCACCCCTGAAATTCTACACGCTTGGCTTGTTCAATATCCCAAGTCGAACGTGGGCGTACGGACAGGGCGGCAAATCATCTGTCTGGACTTTGACGACGAGAGCATATGGCCCCTGATCCGTGACCTTGTGCCCCGCACCAGGGCGGTAAAGTTTGGAGCCAGGGGATTCACCCTCATCTATCGGCAAAGCGCCAGCGATCCTGTCGTGCGCTCGCGCGGCTTCGTCAACCGCTTCACCAAGCGGATGATGCTTGAGGTGCTGGCCCACGGGCGGCAGACGGTGTTGCCGCCTTCTATCCACCCAGACACCGGCAAGCCCTACCAGTGGACAATGATAGGCGACTGGGGTGATGAGCCGCTCACCGAGATGTGTGAGGTTGACGGCCTCGGGTCGCTTGCCCAGTGCGAGATTGACGCCATCGAAGCGCGGTTACAGGCCCATGGCCTCACAGGCGCGGTGCGTGAGCGTGGCGAGGCGACCGGGCGACCCATCACGGACGCGGACAGGCCACGATATCAGGCCATCATGGGCATCAAGCTGAATGAGAAGCTGGGTGAGCTCTCAGGGGCGGCCCGAGGTGGACGACAGGCGGCCCTCAATGGCTTGTGCTACGCCATGTCGCCGTACGTGCGGGAGGGCTTTATCGCCGAGGGGGAACTTGAAGAGGTGGTTAGGCAGGCGTGCGAGGTCAACGGTCTGTTGGCGGATGACGGTGAAAAGCAGTTTTCTCGGGACTTTTACAAGGGGTTAACAGATGGTCAGCACCTCGAATTGCAGGCCTTGCGGGATATGAGCGCCGAGGGGTTATTCAGGGATAAACCGGCGGCAATGCCTGTGGTCGCGCCGCCCGCCCCTCCGGCGGCCCTGAACTTCATGGACGCGGCCACGGCGCTCACCGAGGTCATTCCGCCCCGCGAATCCACGGGCCCGTTTCCGCACAAACAGGTCAGCCTCTTTTACGGCGACGGCGGCGCCGGAAAGACCACCATGCTGTTGCAGTTCGCCGTGGCGTGCTCCCGAGGCGAGAAATGGTTCGGCATGGCGGTCGAGAAGCGCAAGGTGATGATCGTCAGCGGTGAGGATGAGAACGCTGAAATGCGGTTCAGATTGTCGCAGGTCAGCCGGTTCATGGGGTCGCCTGGTCGCGCCGATTTAACGATCGTGTCGCTGGCTGACGATCCGGCTTGCGAGGAAACATACCTGGCAATCGAAGGGCCAGACGGCCGGGCGAAGCCAACGCCGCTCTTCATACAGCTCAAGGCGGCGGTCAAGGCGCAAGGCATTGGAGTGCTCACCCTCGATCCCGTGGCGGCCCTGTACGCGGGCAACCAGAATGACAACGTGTCCGTGTACAGCTTTGTGAGCTTGATCCGGCGGCACTTCGCTATCGAGTGTGGATGCACCGTCATCATAGCCGCGCACCCCAGCGCCAGCGGCATGACGCGGGGCGACGGCACAAGCGGTTCCGTGGCATGGAACAACGCGTGCAGGTTCAGGATGTACTTTCATCACTCGGACGATGAGAGTGATCCAGACCTGATGACGCTTGAGGTCTGCAAAACCAACCGAGGCAAGGCGGGCGCCAAGATACAATGCAAGTGGGTTGAGGGCGTGTTCGTGCAGGTAGGGAGTCAAAAGCGCACCCAGGTTGTCGATGACACCGAGCCGCTCAGCGACCCGTGCGCGCGCTTTCTTATCATCGCCACGAGCATGATAGGGAACGGTCAACGCCTGTCGCCGAACCCAGGCCCGACGTACGCGCCATCAATGATTGCAAAACATCCTGATGCAACTGGCCTCGGTAAGCGCCAGTTGACCCACGCAATGCAACGATTAATCGACTCAGGTAAATTATCCGTGGATAAAGAGGGTGTGGGCACTGCACGCGAGAGAACCATGCTCGGTATACCCAGGGTAGAAACTTAACCTTTCGTTCACGGTGTGATCAGGGTAAAGCTGGAAAATCTCAATTTACCCTGAGAACATTTACCCTGAACAAAAGTGGGGCTGAGTTGGTCCAACGCCCTGTGGATGAACTGCTAAGCCATTGAAACATTACACCACGGGCGTTGGACTAACGGCGTTGGTCCAACGCTCAATGTTCACGGTGAGGCAGTTTGTAAGTCATTGAAAAGATAACGTCCAACGCTACGCTGAGCGTTGGAGCCACACACCCCCCTCATACTCCCCCCAACCCTCACAGGTTCGGGGGAGGGTGAGGCCCTCCCCGAACCGGAGGGTTGACGGAGAGAAACCCACCATGCTAAAAACCGGATCAACGTGGGCTAGGGATTGCAACCTGAAGAGTCGTTTCCTTGGCGACTGCCCACTGTTCCCTCACAAGGCGCGCTTAAGGAGCGTTTCAAATGTCAGTTCACATCATTCCCGCAAATCCTAGCTTCGCAGCGATATTTGGCCCTGGGCCCGCATTTAAGTTGCGGCTGGTCATCGGCTGGCGCGTCGACGCCATGGCCACGCACGACGAAGCTTGGCCTGTCTTGCCGGGCACGACGGACCATAACGACGCCATGTATATGGGCATCCTCGATCCGGGCGGATTGGTGGTGTTGCGCGACGGTCGCACCTATGGTTCATGGCGCGAGTTCCTCAGGGCTGAAGAGGCGTGTGCGGTGTATGCCGTGGGCGCCGACGTGACCACCTATCCCAACTTTCCGAGGCCTGAAGCGCCGTGACAGTCCGTCGTGAGGAAGACGACGCAACGCGTCGCCGGGCCGCGCCCGACAGGCCTGCGGTCATCTGGTTTGAGAAGGCCGTCAAGGAGGCCAAGGCCATCAGGACGGCCGAACTCAAAGAGCTGTACGAGGATAGGGCGCTGTTCAGATATCAGCGTGAGCTGGTGCGCAAACAGATCATGGAACGATTTCGCCAGACGCTTGCCGATATCGCCACGGTGTACAAAAGGGCCTCGGGTGTACCCAATGACCAGATATGAATTATACGGTGTAGTCGTGTGCTTTTATGCCGCAATGCTTGTGATGTTTAGGGCCCTGGGTGCGCTTTTACCGTCTGAGACGTGCACCCAGGTCGCCGCAATCATGAGTATCGGTGTATTTATCTACATGGCGATTATCATTGTGCTTGTAGTGATCGCATTAATCGGCTATGTGTTGGTTATGGCGGCTAACGCCTGTGTAGACATTATGCAAGGATTAAAGTAAATGCCATTTGGGTTCTTTAAGAGATTGGCCGCTGGCCCTCAAAGCGCTGATCAGGAATACAGTCACGAGGGCGATGTGTCAGTTTATCGCAGCGATGACACGAGCGCCCCTTACCCGCACTACGCTCATCAGCCGGTAACCGAGTATGCGGAGCAAGCGAGTCAGGCTGAATACGCTGAATTGTGTAGCAACCACGAGGCGGCACAGTCGCCTGAGGTGCAGGCTGAGGCTTCAGAGTTGGCGAGTTCTTTTTTCGGTCGCTTCTTTAAATAGCACTTGACACAATGATGTGAAGCCCCCTAATGCTTGGCTGTATTAGGGGGCTTTTTGTTGCCCCGAGTCCAACACCAGGGGATAACATCATGCATATGTCGCACCTTACCGCAATTGTGAGCGCCTATGTTTCTCACAACACCGTGCCCGCCGAACGGGTCGCTGGCCTTATTGAAGCCGTCGCCGTCGCCCTCAAGAATGCCGCAGACGCTTCTGTTACGCCTGAACCTATCGAGCTGATCCCGGCTGTCTCGATCAAGAAGAGCGTGACGCCCGAGGCCATCATTTGCCTTGAGGATGGCAAGAAGTTCAAATCCCTGAAGCGCCACTTGCGCACCAAGTACGGTATGACGCCTGAGGAATATCGCGCTAAGTGGGGCTTGCCGCTCGATTACCCGATGGTTGCGCCGCTGTATGCCGCCGCTCGCTCGCAGTTGGCCAAGACCATGGGCCTCGGCGTTCGCGCGCCTGTCGCCAAGCCGGGCCGCAAGTAATGCAAGGGTCGCGCCAAGCGCTTGGCGCGACCTTATGTTCCGTGTAGTGTCTGGCTGACACGCGATCAACCAGGGGCGACCACATGGCGACGTTTACGATTCCTGATAAAGCGGCGGCAACGTCGGTTGACATCAACAATGATAAGTTGGCCCTCTGGCAAGGATCGCCCGGCGGGCAAAAGTACATCACGCCCTCACTGCTCATAAGCGCCGTGACCGTGGGCACGCGTTCAGGGGTGCTTGCCCAGTCCATACCGGCGGCGCTTAACGCCATCAGAACGTCAGGTTACGCCGTGGCAGGCGACGGCGGCGACGCCCTCTATAAGCGCGTGGCGACCGAACCGGCGCACCCTGGTAAGGTTCAGTCGTTGGACGGCTCATGGTGGGAGATGAGCGAGGCGAACGCCAATATCCGGGCGTTTGGCGCTGATCCCACTGACACCAACGCGAGCGATACGGCGTACAACAACGCCATGGCCTACGCCAAGGCCTTCACGCCAAGCAAGCCGCTTTACATTCCGGCGGGAATTTACCGCGTCGACGCCACGCCTACGCCGATCCCTACCGAGTTCACGATATTCGGCGACGGGCCGCACAACTCGGTGCTGCACCCGCGCATGACGGACGGTACGGCCTGCCTCAAGTTCGTCTCGGGCAACCAGGGTTGCACCTTGAAAGACTTCGGGATCAGCACCTATGCCGATTTCGCCGCCTTCAGGGCTGGCACTGCCGCGCCTAACTGTATTGGCATTGATGCGTCTGACATTACGCTTGGGCATACCACCCGCTACATGTGGTCGAATCTGTGGGTTGACACATGTTACACAGGTGTGAAAATTGATGGCTGGATTGGCACCATCCAGAATCTTTTCATTACTGCGTGCGATAATGGATTTGACGGTAAGGAGCTTAACGGCACCACCCTTAACCTCGTGGCTGAGAATTGCCGCAAGTCATTCGACATTGCAGACAGTTTTGCCTTGACAATGCTCACGCTTCAGGACGAAGGCGACGTGAGCGGACAAGTATCTTCGCGCCTAAACTCGTCTCATGGTGTGACGTTTATTAATCCGTACTGGGAAGCGGGCACCGTCTACCCTCGCACAACGCCATATCTTGTTATCGGCGACTTCTATATTTGCCAGCAGGTAAGCGTTCTGGGCGGCATGGCGGAAACGATCAATCTTCCGCGCACCGTCAATCCTATCGATATCCAGTGGCTGCACGGCGGCACCTTCGAAGTCTATTGCTCCGTTGGATCAGTGGGCAGCGGCATAGGTTTGGGCGTCAAGGTTGGGAACGTCACCAACAACATTGAAGTAAGTCAGGCCAACGGTATTGGCACGTGGGCCTACCAGGATTTCAGTTGTCAGGCGTCGCCCGACTTTAACCTTATGCCGAATCCTGAGTTTGCTGTGTGGTTGCGCGGTTATGACGCGATCAACCTGAATAACGCCACGTTTGCCCAAGACTTGTGGACTGTCAGGCGAGGTCACAATAGCGTCAAAGTTATGGCGACCGCCGGAGTTAGTGACAACTACATTGAGTTTGTGTTGCCCGCGCTCAAACAGCCCTATAAGTCATTCTTCGGCATGACGTTCAGGGTTGGCGCGTGGATATTTATACCCGATATCACGGAATACAATGACGGCACCCTCAACAAGATTCCTGACGTTAGCATTGGGTGGACGGATAACCTCGCTGTATTCCACGAGTCAAGCACAACTCATCCCGGCACCATCGCAACCGGCACTTGGAGCTATGTCTATGCCCTGGTGACGCCAAGCGACACTGTGGTTGACGTGCGCGTGCGGCTCTACGTCAACCGCACGGCGAACGCCGCAACCGGCAATGAGGTGTATTACTGCGACAGCATCACCATTATGCATGCGTCGACCTCGCTTGAACGGCAAATGCGTGAGGCCTACGTCAATGACCCGTATATTCCGGCCTATGAGCACGGGACTATGCGGGCGCTGGGCAATGCGACGCCCACAGACGCCAACCAGTCATACGAACGCGGCGACATGGTGCTGATCCAAGAGCCAGACGCCTATACGTCGCCCGGCTGGCTTTGCACCGGCGCTGGCACGGGCGCAACCGCGACGTGGTCGCGCCTGCCTGCCACAGATGGACGCGGCCTCGTGAGCGCCATGCCCTCCCTCACCGGCGCAACGTACAAGGGCGCGCGCTACTACGCCACCAACGGCCGCAACAGCGGCGAAGGCGCAGGGGCGGGTACAGGTTGCTGGGCGACGTTGAACAATGCTGGCGGCTGGATAGCCGACTGGTCTGGCGCAACCATCTTGGATTGAGGCTGACATGACAAACCAAAGCGATTTGCAGGCCTCGATTCGGGCGCTAAGCGGTTCCGCGTACGACTATAACTCCGACTGGGAGACGCTTTTCGACGTCGACGCGATCCCCACGGGGCGCGACTTCAACGGGCGGCAACTGGCGTGGCTTAACGCCGCGCTGGGCACGTTCTACCCTGACCTTTCCGGCGCCCGCGCGGCCTATGCCGCAAGCCAGGGTCTTGCCCGCTGGGATGACGTTGTGTCGCTCACCGGGCGCGCGACCAGGCGGTTTTCGTTCGTCTCGACAGGCGTGCAGTACGTCAGCCGAACCTGTGTCGCCAACGCCGTGTCAACGGCGGCATGGACGATTGAGGGCGTCAACGTAGGCCTCAACCCTGGCACGGTCGCCCTGGCGGGTGACAAATCCGTGATCTTTGATTGCGTGCCCATTGGCCGGTTGAGCACGTTCAACTGCAACACGAACACCCTGACAGGCTCATTCCCCAACCTTCAGGGCGCAACCCAGCTTGTGACGTTGGACGTGGGCGCTAACGCCCTCACCGGCGGCATTAGTCGGCTGGACGACTGTATCGCCCTCCAAAGCTTCGCCTGCGGCAGCAATGCGGCGTTGGGCGGCGCGATCCCGTCGCTTGCCGGGTGCCCGGCGCTGCTCACCTGGGGATCGAGGTCTTGCGGACTCACCGGCGGGTTGCCGAGCTGGGCCAGCAATCCGCTTCTGACCTCGGTTGACGTGGCGCTCAACAGCCTCACGGGCCCGGTGACCACCCTGAGCGGCAATCCGGCGCTTACCAGCTTCAACGCCCGAAACAATCTTCTGGACGGCCCTATTATGTCCATGGGTGGCGCTACGGCCCTCACGGCCGTCTTCCTGTACGCCAACAAGCTGAGCGAGGTTGACGCGGCGTTCGCCGTCGCTCCGGCGCTGGGCGACTTTGAGGCGCAAGACAACCTTCTCACGCAAGCCTCGGTTGACAGAATCCTCCGGGCGTTCGTGGCGGCGGGCCGCACGACAGGCACACGCGTTCTCAACCTCGGCGGAACGGGTAACAGCGCGCCCAGCGCCACGGGCCTCACCGATAAGGCGGCCCTGGTTGCCGCCGGGTGGACGGTCACCACAAACTAAGGTTCAACACCATGATATTCCCTGATTTAACCGAGAAACAGCAACGATTCTGGCAACTGTACTGCCTCTATGCGGATTCGACCAAAGCATACATGGAAGCGTACGGCAGCACCAACCGAGCAACGGCGCGTAAAGAGGGTAAGAAACTCTTAGCGAATCCTAAGATAACCTGTCGCTTTGAACGCGCCGTGACCACAGTATTCAACCGTCATGACATCAATGCCGATTGGATCATGGAACGTCTCGTTAAGATCGCCGTGGTTTGCCTCGGTGAGGTCGAAAACCCGGTGACCGCACAGAAGATGTGGCACGCTGAGACGGCCCTCCGGGCGCTTGAGACGCTGGGCAAGTGCCAGGGCGTCAATCTGTTCAACAGCGACCAGGCGGACGACGCACGCTTTGTAATTGAAATTCCTGAAGATAAGTCGGGTGGCGACGTTGAAAAATGGGTCAAAGTCTCCCGTCGTCTGGACTCCTAACAAGGGCCCTCAAACGTGGCTGATGACTTGCCCGGCTGACGAAATATTCTTCGGCGGGTCACGTGGGGGTGGTAAAACAGACGGAATGCTGGGCAAGCATTTAGTGAAGGCGCAAAAGTACGGCGAAGATTGCATTGGCATTTTCTTTCGCCGTACTTTTGTAGAGCTTAAAGAGGTTATCGAACGCAGCAAAAAGATATATTCGAAGATTGGCGCTAAGTATGTCAAAAGTGAAAAGGAATGGAAGTTTCCCGGCGGCGCTCGGCTGAAGTTCGCTTACCTTGATAACGATGACGACGCGGACAATTACCAGGGCCACAGCTACACCGATATCTATTTTGAAGAGCTGCCTCACTGGCCCAGTGAGACGCCAATCAAAAAGCTCAAGGCGACGCTAAGAAGCGGTGCGGGCGTTCCATGCCAGTTCAACGCGACCGGCAACCCTGGCGGCCCTGGCGCAAGTTGGATCAAGGCGCGTTACATTGACCCAAATCCCTTGGGCATGAGCGTGATCTATGAAGACTTCACAAATCCATTCGACGGCAGCGTTACCCGCAAGTCGCGTGTCTTTATTCCCTCAAGCGTGGTCGATAATCCATACCTCGGCGGCGAATATATCGCAGGGCTTCAACAGTCGGGATCGGAGGCCCTGGTCAAAGCGTGGTTGCTGGGCGACTGGTCAGCCATCGAAGGCGCTTACTTTAGCGAGTTCTCAAACTATCGCCACGTGCTAGCGCCTTGCGAGTTGCCCTCGTGGTGGACGCGGTTTAGGGCGATGGACTGGGGCAGCGCCAAGCCGTTTAGCGTCCACTGGTACGCCGTGGTGGGTGAGGATTGGCAGCATCCAGACGGATCGATCCTCCCGAAGGGCGCGTTGATCGCCTATCGGGAATTCTACGGATGGAACGGTCAACCCAATGTGGGGCTTAAACTTACCGCCGAAGCGGTCGCCGCCGAGATTCTCAAACGGGAGAAGGGCGACCATCTGTCGCCCGGCGCAAGCGTGATCGATCCGGCGGCGTTCGCCGAGGATGGCGGCCCGAGCATCGCCGAACGCATGAGCGACGTGGGCGTATGGTTCCGTCGGGCCGACAACAAGCGCACGGGCAAAAATGGCGGTTGGGATATGCTGCGCCGCCGCCTAGTCGGGGATGACGAAGGCAACCCGATGCTATATTTCTTCAGCACCTGTACGCATGCGATCCGGACGCTGCCCATGTTGCAGCACGACAAGACGAACGCTGAAGACCTGGATAGCGACATGGAAGACCACGCGGCGGATGAAATTCGCTATGGTGTGATGAGTCGCCCATGGGCTAAGGTCAAGCCTCAGACGGCTGAAGACGCGTTAAAGCGGGCCCAGCGCCCGATGACCTTTGACGACTTACACAAATCAATTCATAGAAGGTCCAACCTATGACGGATGAAATTTTAGGCAAGCGGCCCGGCGCCGGAATGACTGGCGACGCCCTGGTTGCGTTCTGCGACGGCCCGATAATAACCGTGGTCCGAGGGTTGCTCGTGAGCATGCCCGCTGGCGTCGACCCGCGCGACGTGAGCGCCGCCATCGCCACGAGCATGGGCAGGGCCATGAGCAGTATCACGGCGACCGGCGACGCGGGCGTTACCCTGGCGTTGCGGCGTAACGCCAAAGGGGCATTTGACGCGGCGACAAACAACTTTGTGCCGTCCATTCAGGGGATTAGGAAACAATGAGCAATAGCGCGATGGCGGGCGACGAGGCGGTTGCTAAAAACGATCCGGACGACAGGCCCATAAAGAAGGGTGATGAGGCGGCCCGCTGGCTGGCGGCTGTCAAAGCATCGGGCGCGCGCGAGTCCAAATGGCGCAAGAAGGGTCTGGATATCGTTGCTCGCTATCGCGCTGAAGAGATGTTGGAGCTGTACACGAGCAAGCCAACCGAGAAGAAAATCAATATCTTGTACAGCAACACGGATGTTTTGCTGTCTCACCTATGCGTCGACCTGGGAACGCCCGATGTGCGGCGCATGTTCCCCCGGCCGGGCCGCAAGACTCAGATCGCCCGCCTCAGCGCCGAGGTGTTGGAAAAGACCATGGTCGCCGAGGGCCATGCATGCGACTCCGGCAAAGAATTTGAAGACGCCATTGAAGACGCGGTGCTCCCAGGACGCGGCCAAGTGTGGCTTGACCTTGACGAAGTCGAGTCGCCCAAGCCTGACATGACGTGGTTTAAAGCTGAGATTTGTCACGTGGACTGGGATATGTTTCGCACTGGGCCCGCTCGCAAGTGGCGTGAAGTCCCGTGGGTTGCTCGTGGTCACCTATTCGACAAAGAAGACCTTGAGGATAAGTTCGGCGACTTCGCCAAGGATATTCCGCTCAACTATGAGCTTGAGAACAACTCAGAGCAGACCAAGCAAAGCGTGACCGGCACGGGTCGCGAGTCAATAGAACGCGCGCTTGTGTGGGAGATTTGGGACAAGCACTCCCAGTGCAGACTTTACGTTGCTGAGGATTTCCCGAAGATACTTCGAAGCGATGTTGATCCGTTCAGGCTTGAAGGGTTTTTCCCTTGCCCCGAGCCGCTCTATATGATCAAGACGACTAAAACCATGATTCCCGTCCCGTTGTTCGTGCAATACGAGCATCAGGCCAACGAACTTAATCGTCTGACGACTCGCTCTAATCGCCTCACCGAGTCGCTCAAGTACTGCGGTCTGTATGGGGCGTTGGGTGACGACACATTAAAGGACATCGGTAACCTTGAAGACGGCGAATTCATTCCGTTCAAGAACTTTGCTGCGTTACAGCAATCTGGCGGACTTGCGCAAGCCTTTATGGTACGGGACATTAGCCAAATTGTTCCGGCGCTTCAGGCGGTAGACGCCAAGATAGACTTGCTCGTACAGCGTATTTACGAGATATCGGGCATCAGCGACATTATGCGTGGCGAGAGCAATCCCGACACGACAGCAACCGCCGAACGGTTCAAGGCGCGCTTCGGATCGCAGCGTTCCAACCGGCGCTCGCGACAGGTGCAGCGATTTGTTCGGAACGCTTACCGGATCAAAGCCGAACTGGTCGCCGAGCATTACAGCCCTGAACAGTTGAGCGAAATCACGGGCATACCATTGCCCACAAAGCTTGCCCAGCAACAGGCCCAGCAGCAACTTCAGATGATCCAGGGTCAGGCCGCGCAAATGCAGGCGGCGGGCATGCCAGCGCCTCAGCCTGACCCGCAGATGGTGGAAGACCTGCAAGCGGCGGCTGAGGCGACGCCCTGGGAAGACGTTGGCGGCGTCATCCGTTCGAACGCCCGGCGGCTGTTCATGGTCGACGTGGAAACGGACGACACGGCGGCTGATGACGATGTTGAGACACAAGAGCAAGCCCTGGCGTTCATGGGCGCGATGTTCACGACGCTTCAGAGCATCGGCCCGGCGGTCGCCGCCAAGCCGGAGCTTCTGCCCCTGGCCAAGGAGTTGGTGACCTTCACGGCCAACGCCTTCAAGGTTGGTCAGGCCTTTGACGACGCCATCAATGACGTTTTCGACAAACTGGCCAAAGCGCCGCCGCCACCCGCCGCGCCCGCCGATCCGGTCGCCGCCGCTCAGGCGGCCCTGGTGCAGGTGCAGACACAGAAGGCGCAAGCCGACATTGGGATAAGCCAGCAGAAGGCGCAGGCTGACCTACAGGCCAAGACGCAAGCCGCCGCTATAGACGTTCAGATCAAGCAAATCGAGCTTCAGATTAAGAAAATGGAGCTTCAGATTAAACAAGAGGAAGTGCAGACCAGAGCAGTAGGGAATCAGATAGACCTGCAACAGAAAGTCCAACAACATGAAACCAGACCAATTGCGTGACGGTGTGCTTGCTGAGGATGGCAAGTTCTTCAGCACACACTCAATCCTGAGCAATGATACTCGTGGCACCATGATGCAACATATCATTGACCAGTGGCTTAATCACCCGGATCGCAAGATTAAGACGGAGCTTAGTCTTGCGGACTGGCAGATGCTGCGCACCGAGCTTGACGAATGGATGATGAATAATTGGGGCGCGATCCGTCGTTTTGATGTTGAGTGCATCGAAAATCACCCGGTGATTATCTACCTGGGTGAGCATTTCACGATTGAGGGGGAGGATGCGCCATGACCCGCTTTCTCATGCGCTGGCGCTCAGACGGCACCAGCTATATCCCCGATCCCGACGCCAAGCCGCTCAGGGTCGCCGCGCCCTACGTCATGGGCGACCTTGACCGGGCGTACGGCGGCGACGGCTTCAAGTCGCCCGTGACAGGTGAGCAAATCACTTCGCGTTCCCAGTTGCGGGAACACAACATTCAGCATAATGTACGCCAGTATGGTGACGTTTCCCTTGACCAGCATGCGGCTGAGGTAGAAGCGCACTATGACGTTGGTCCAACACCAGGGGTTGATTTTCAATGGACGAAACCAGAGTAGAAGATGACGGCGAAGACGAGAAGTCGCTCAGCGATATTCTGAACTCAGCCATTGAAGTTGCCCACACTACGCGTGAAGACACTGAAGTTGCCCCTAGTTCTGACGAAGCGAAAGACTCGCCAATCGTCCAGAAGGACGCGCCAACTGAGACAATTAAAGCAGCGAAGACGGAATCCGAGACTACTCCGGATAATCCCTTTGCGCCCAAACATTGGACTGAGGCTGAAAAAGCGGCGTTTGCGAAAGCACCCCCAGAGGTTCAACAGGCGATCAATACGCTTGTCAAGAATCTTCAGAAGGGCTTTACACAAAAAGCCATGGCGGCGGCTGAATCCAGAAAGTTTGTTGAAGGTGTACAGACGGCGTTTCAACCGCATCACCGCTCAGAAATGGCGCGGTATGGTCTGGACGAAGTGTCGACTGTAAAAGAGCTGTTGAAGTTGCAGGATCATTACACACGCGACCCTATCGGTTACGTGAAAATGGTGATGCGCTCGAAAGGCATTACACCCCAACAACTTGGTTTTGCGCAACCCCCTGTTGATCCGTATGCCCCTGACCCTGTCGGGAGCACCGTGTCACCTGAGGTTGCTCAGATGCAAAGTGAATTGGCGGCTCTAAAAGGAGTATTACAGCAGGCGGCGAATACAAATGTTGATCGCAGCACCAAATTAGCCGAGCAAGTTGTCTTGAACTTTGCTCACGAGACTGATGATTCGGGCAATCTAACGCGACCGCATTTTGATTCTCTTCAACCTCAGATCGCTTACATCTTGCAAAATGATCCTGATATCATGGACATTGAGGATGCGGCGGAACGTCTTGGCGCGGCCTATGATCGCGCCGCTTGGTCGCACCCCACGGTGCGCAATGAACTCATTGCGCGGGATGAGGCGGCTAAGCGCCAGACTTGGGAAACCGAACGCAGTAAAAACGCGCTATCGGTCAAGCCTAGGGTTGGCGGCGCAGCAAGAAGGGTTGAGGGCCGCATGTCGCTGGAAGACTCCCTTAGTGAAGCCATGAGATTACATGGACAATAAGGATTCCGAAATATGGCTTTTCCATCAAGCGTGTGGACGGAAATTACCGCTACTACACTGGCAAACTACCGCAAGACCCTTGCGGATAACGTTCTGAAGCATAACCCCTTGCTGAATAAGCTCAGCGAGCGCGGGAATGTTGATCCTGCGGATGGCGGTTACACCATCCTTGAGAACCTGATGTACGCTGAAAACGGCACTTTCCAGTGGTATGCTGGATATCAACAGCTCAACATCAGCGCCAGCGACGTGATCAGCTCGGCGGCGTACGATTGGAAACAGGCTAACGCCAACGTCTCCATTTCGGGCCGTGAGCAGATGATTAACGCCGGGCGGGCCGCTCAGTTTGACCTTGTCAAGTCGCGCATCCTGGTCGCCGAAAAGACCATGAAGAACAACGTCTCAGCGTCGCTCTTCTACTCCAACACCGAGTCGGGCGGACTCGCCATCGGCGGCTTGCAGTTTCTGGTGCCTGACCTGCCAACCTCCGGCACTGTCGGCGGAATCGACGCCGCCGCCCAGACTTGGTGGCAGTCGCAGTACTACGACTTTAGTACGGCTGGTGTGACCGCCAGTTCGTCGACCATCCAGCACGCAATGAACCTGATCTATCTACAGACCTTGCGCGGACGCGACGAAGTCGACCTGATCTTGTCGGGCAAGACGTACTATACGTATTACTGGGAGTCGCTTCAAGCCCAGCAGCGCTTTACCCAGTCGGAGAAGGCGAAAGCCGGTTTCCCTGGTGGCCTCAAGTACATGAACGCCGATGTTTTCTATGATCCTTCGGAAACCACCGGCACCCGCATGTATATGTTGGATACTGAATACTTCCATTTCCGCCCTCACAAAGAGCGGAATTTCATCACTGACCCTGAAAAGGCGTCGGTTAACCAGGATGCTATCGTTATCCCGCTGTATTGGGGTGGTAACCTGACCTGTAGCAACCGGTCGTTGCAGGGCGTCATTTGCGCCTAATCTAAACCCTGGGTAAGCATTCGACGTGCTTACCCAGTCTGCAACATCACGTTAGGGACTCAATATCATGGGTATGTTTAGCATTTCTGGGGTTGATATCGTCAATCCTTCGTCTGATCAGCGCTTCGCGCTCGGATCGGTCGCCCTGTCCACCGATGGTCAGGAATGGGTGTACGTGAAGGCCGGTTCGAGCGGCATCACGGGCGCTGGCTATGTGGTTATCCTTTCGACCGCTTGGGTCGCCGATATGGTGAGCACCAGCAACGACGCTCGCGGCTGGCTGGTTGGCGTCGCCAACAGCGCTTTCACCGCGAACTATTACGGTTGGGTGCAGCGCTCCGGCTATGCCAACGTGCAGGTGCTGGCCTCGGCGGCGGCGAACGCCCGCCTCAACACCACGGCGACCGCTGGCGCGCTGGATGACGACGGCACCTCAACCACATTCCAGATTGACGGTATGGTGCTCTCGGCGGCCCGCGCGGCTTCTCAGGGCAACGCGGCGGCTGTCCTGAATTGGCCGACTGTCGGAGCGGTCATTTAATCAAGCTGGGCGCACCCAGTGTGCGCCCGCTGAGAGACGCCGCCCGCCCGGAGTTGGACTCGGGCGGGCGGCGTTGGTCCAACCCTCGAATGGAGTAATCCTATGCAATTCCAGACGCCTTTAGAGATTGGCCACACGGTCGACCTCACCAAGCTTTACGATGACACCGAGGGCTTCATTGATGACGGTCGCGGCAACAAGTCGTGCCACGTCAAGGGCCGCCTGGTGCACGTCGCCGATCTGGACAGAAGCGCCAGCGCCAAGTTTGGCCGTGAGTGCCTGACATGGCGACTTGCTATCGCCAGCACCATCATGAACAGCATGATTAAAGACGTTGCCGTTCAGATTGTCAAAAGCTCCAATATTCACTCCCTCCGCTCGCGCTTTCCTGGCGCGTTTGATGAGTATGAGTCGCGCTATGGCGTCGCCGATATTCCGAAGCGGGTTGACATTGTTAACGCCGCCATCCCAGCGGAACTAATCGCCGCCTATGATGGCCCTGAATCCTACGAAGAATATATGCAAGGCGTTCGCAACAAGACGCAGATTAGCGCCATGGGCGTGGATGCGAAGCGGGCCCAGTTGCAGGCGATGCTTGACGCC